CAGGCACGGTCCAGGATGAGCGGCGTGAACTGGCTGTCATCGATACCCAGCGCCGCCGCGATCCCGTCCAGGCGCGGTTTCTCGGCCGACAGTAGGCCGTCCAAGTCGCGCCGGATCTTGTTGGGCGCCACCCAGGTAATCGATACCGGCATCTGGCCGGCGGCCGTCAGGATGTTCCGGCCCAGCGCTTCTTTGGCAGCGAAGAACGCGGTTTCCCGTGCTCGCACCTTGGCAGCGTGGCTGGAGAGCCAGTGCTTTCCGTTCTTGCGGTTGGCCATCAGGCTGGTGTCCGGCCACGGCAGACGGATAGTCAGACGGTCTAGTGTCATATCAGTCCCTCAACTGGCTGTACTTCGGTTTCGGTTTGAACTGCACGGCGTTGCGTGCTTCGGTCACGGCTTGGATATCGGCGTCCAGGAAGCGGGAGTGCTGGCCCTGGAACGTCAGGAAGACTTCGCCCAGCGGGCCCATGCGCTGCTTGCGGATCAGGATCTCGGCCAGGCCCTTGAATGGGCTGTATTCGTTGTAGTACTCGTCCCGGTACACCATCAGAATCACGTCGGCGTCCTGCTCGATGGCGCCGGATTCGCGCAGGTCGCTCATCAGCGGGCGTTTATTTGGGCGCTCTTCGACCTTGCGGGACAGTTGGGACAGCAGGATCACCGGACAGCCAAGTTCACGCGCCATCAGCTTCAGCGCGCGCGTGATGCCGCCCAGGTCTTCGTTCCGGCTGTTTCCCTCGCCCTGCATAAGCTGCAGGTAGTCGATGACGATCAGATCCAGCCGCCCCTGGCGCTGCTTGACCTTGCGGGCGGCGAGTCGGACGCGCGCCACATTGGCCAGACCTGGATCGTCCGCAATGATCAAGCGCTGGCTTTCCAGCTTTTGGATCGCATGCGTCAGCCGCGGCCAGTCGTTGTTCTCCAGGCGTCCCGTGCGCAGACGCTGGGTGTCGATCGCCCCGTATCGTGCAATCGTCCGCTCCACCAGCTGCGCCGCTGCCATTTCAAGGCTGATCACCAGCGCCACACCTTCTTCCTCGGTGACGTTCTCCGCGAAGTTGATCGCAAGCGTGGTCTTGCCCATGGAGGGGCGACCGGCGACGATGATTAGGTCGCCATCCTGGAAGCCGCTGGTTTTCTGGTCCAGATCCGTGAAGCCGCTGGCCAGTCCAGAAATGCCGCCGGCACACTCTCCCCGGGCCTCAAGGGATTCGATAACCTCACGCAGCAGGAAGCCCACCTCGACCGGCTCTCGCCCAGCCTGGCGCGTGTCCGCCAGCGCCATGGCAAGGCCGGTTGCCTGCTCGACCAGCATGGAGGAGTCGCCCGCCTCGTTGGCCGCCAGTTCCGCAATATCGTGACCCAGCGCCAGGACGTCGCGGCGGACACGATGGGCTCGGACGATCTCGCCATAGCTGCGCACGTTGGCGCTGCTGGGCACGTTGCTGGCGATTGCGTTCAGATACGCCAAGCCTCCGGCCGCTTCAGCACGCCCCTGGGCTTGCAGCGCGTCGTGGACGGTCAGGACGTCGGCCGGCTTGCTGCTGTTCAGCAGGCGCACCGTGGCTTCGAAGATCAGCCGATGATCGTGGCGGTAGAAGTCATCCGCGTTCAGGAGGTCACCGAGGCGATCCCAGGCGCGGTTGTCCTGCAACAAGCCGCCCAGGACGCCCTGCTCTGCTTCGACGGAATGCGGCGGCACACGCACGGCTTCGGCGCTCATGCTGCCTCCTTGCACACCAATTCAGCCTGCTTTCCTCGTGTGGTCAGACCGAATTCTCCCTGATCACCAACCCACCACAGCTTGAACCAGTTGTCACGCACACAGCCGAGGAACGCCAAGCGCCAATCCTTGTATTTCTTCGATGCGTTCACCCCGCCCGGCAGATATTTCGACTTAAATTCAACCCAACACAGGCTAAGCATTTCCTCCGGCAGGCCTACTTTCTCGGCGTACTTCAGGACAGGCTCGTAGCCCTCGATGACTGACTCACCTCTGGACTGGCAGTCATCCATGAACGTTTTCAAGGTGACGGCGGATTTCCCTTTCTGCTTTGCAGAATCAGCAGGAGGCACCGGCTCTGGCGGCAAGCCAGAGGGGGTATCTGTTTCTTGTTCTTGTTCTTGTTCTTGGCTTCCAAGGGCCTCCGAAGGGGCTTCTAAGGGGCTTACTTTCCCACTGATTTCGCCCCTCATTTTGGTCATGTGATAAGCAGCCCCGTATCGCTCGAAGAACCGCGCCAAATAAGGGTTCTCGGGCTGCGCGTCATACTCGTTTTGCACGCCCTTGCATCGCTTATCAGCAGCCGAAAGCTCCGCATCGATCTGGAACTTGGCCATTTCGATGACCCAAACCATCTCAGAATCCTCGTCGTACTGACAAAAACCAGCTTCCGAGGCCCTCTGAAGCCCCTTCAAAGCCCCTTCCATGCCAAGTCCAGTCTCGTGCGCGATGTACATGACGGGCAGGTAGTACAGGCCAATCATGTTGGAATGCGAGCAAGTCATGAGATACAAAGCAACCACCTGGGCTTCGGCCCCGGCCTTGCGCAAACGCTTGCCTGTTTCCCCGATCCAGAATTGCGGGGATACCTTCCCGTAGTCGCGCATCGCTACACGCTCCCGCTCTTTTGAAGTGCGTTCGAAGCGCCGCGGATCCACTCGCAAACAAGCTGTGCTTGTTCGGCCGAAATCATGATGACTACTTGCACACCCACTTCATTGGTTTGAGCAATCATGATTTCCTCGCCGCACACCGCCACTTCCAGATCATGCATTTTCATAGCTGCCCTTTTGCTGCCCGTTAAGGAAAAAACACAGCGCCAGGCCTGACGGGCTGACAGGCTTTTCGGGAGCTACCCTAGGCGTGTGCAAACAACTCATTCGTCACCCTTCACCAGGCGGCGCAGCGGCTCAACGGCGCGCTGGTAATGCATTTCCACTTCTGCCGGCCACTTGCCCAACTGCATCAACGCGGCACGGGTTGCGTCCACGTATTCCCATTCACGCTTCCAGCGCTCAGCACGCGGAATTCCACCTTGGTCGTGTTGGCGATGCAGATCGGGGTTCAGCGGGAAGCAAAGGCTGTCGCACGCTTTCAGGGCGCCGCCCTTCCCCAGGTTCACGTGGCACGCTTGCGCGGGCTTGCCGGTCACTAGACAGCCCAGCGCGGACACATTGCGGCGGTGCTGCTCACTGCGGAGCAACGTCGGCAACTTGTGACCGGGCGGGCGATAAAAGCCCATGACGATTTCCACCTTGCGGCCCAGCCCTTCGCTACGGGCGGCCTTGGCGCGCTTCATGGGCGTCTTGCGCGCAGCGGTGTCGACCGCTTGAGGGTAGAGTTGCGGATCATTCTCCAAATCCTTGCAAGACGAGTTCCAGCATTTCGCTGGCGCGCGCGGCCGGCAGATGCGGCCACATAGTTTTCTGGGCGTGCGCCGTGCGCAGGAAGGCAACAGCATCCTCATGGAATTCCTCCATGTCGGCCTGCTCCAGCTTTGCGTAGCTGATTGAGCGCGGCACCGGGATCACGCCGCCCTTCGGGCCCGGGTACCAGTCAACGAAACCGCTGCCGGTCTTCAGCCAAGCCCGGAATGCTTCGAACTCTTCGAACCGTTCCTGTGCTTCGAACAGGGCCGACTCCAGCGCCATGTGCTTGCGGTGGTACCAGCCCGTGCGCTCTTTGTGCGTCGTGATCGACAGCATCTCGCCCGGCTCAAGCCGAACCAGTTGATTCCACAGCCGGCGCCATTGCTTGCGCCCGCGCTCACCCAGGCCATCGACCATGCCGAAGATAATTCGGCGCGCGGCTTCCTTTTCCTGCTCGGAGGCTTGGACGGGTTGCTGACGAACCAGGGTGATATCGGCCATGTCAGTAGCCCCCGCTGTCAGCTTCTATACGGGCCTGCAAATACTTGAACGCCATGCGCTCCAGTGCCTGGATGTCATCGCGGCTGACCACCACGACATCCTTAGGGCACACCTGTAGACCAGCCATCGACAGAACTTGGCACGCGCGCTCCAAGTCATTTGCGACAAACCGCGAGAGCGTTGCTTCCGACAATTCCAACTGTTCAGCAATTTTCTTCTGACCTACTGAACCGATTCTCTGCAACGAAAGGGACAGATACCGTCGTGCAGACATAAGCGCGTCCTCTTTCATCACGCGATCTCCTTCCACACTTCACCGCGGGCGATCATGCCCACGGCTTGGACGCTGATCGAGTACTTCTCGGCGATGAGCTTGCGTGGCATTCCCTTACGGAGGAGAGACTTCACTTCTGCCACTTCGTCACGGTTCAGCTTTTGACGCTTGAAGTACGCATCGACGTCGACCGGTGTTCCAGCTTGCAGTCGACGCATCACGGTGGAGTCGGCCAGCCCATACTCACGAGCGATCTCTACCTGAAACTTCGGCTTGCCGTCGACCAGTACAACCTTGTTCCGCCGAGTATTCCGCGCCTGCTCTAGGGGCGTCGCCCAGCGGCAATTCCCGGGTTCGTAATTGCCGTTGTTGTTGATGCGATCCAGAGTCTTCCCCTCAGGGCGCAACCCCATGTCTTCGACAAAAACATTGAAGTCGAACCAGCGAGGGCACACCGTTATTCCACGGCCGCCGTACTTGCTGAAATTCCGGTCAATGGGGTTGAAACAGCGCGTGAAAAGCCCGCGCCAGGTGCTATAGGTGCGGCCAATTGCAGACTCTTGCGGGCCGTTCCACACAAGCTCCGGCGCCTTGCGTGCCATTTCATCTTGCTGTGGGGATACTGGTTGCGTGCTCATTGAGTACATCCTTATGAACAAAGAGCGAGGTGTGTTTCGTGACCGAAACGGAAAAGTTGTTGATCAGTGCCCAAGACCTGGCCCGCCGAGTGTTTGAAGCACCCAGCGAAAAAGCCGTCATGGATTTGTTTCAGGAGCTGTGCGCCGAGCGTGACCGCATGGCGTGGGCGACCGACGGCCGCGAATCGGCGACGGTGCATTGATGTCATGCCGCCCTCGCCTCTTCACCTGCCAGTTCGGGCCGGTAGATCTGATCGAACGTGAGAACCACGCCTTGAGTGGCGGCGTACTCGATCAAGCGCTCTGCGACATGGGGTGGAACCGTCTGCCCTTTCTCGTAAAAGGACACGTTCCCCTGCGTGACGCCAATCCCGCTCGCAAGCGTTGCTTGGGTCACTCCCAGTTTCTTTCGGATGCTGTAGACGGCGTTCATGCCACAAATAATAGCGGCACTAGTGATCGGAGTCAATAGTGCCACTCGTTGCGCAGTCTAATAGAGCCGCTAATATCCGGGCCATGTCTCGCCCCGCCGTTCGCAAAGCCAAGATTGAAGCCGTTCATATTGATGAAGCGGCCGCCCTAAAACGCCTATTCAAAGAGCGCGTGAAGGTATCCCAGGCAACTTTCGGGGCTGAAAACGACATTGGCACGCAGGGGATGGTGTGGCAGTACCTGAACGCCGGCAGCCCGCTTAATGTGAAAGTCGCCGTGAAGTTCGCCAAAGCCATGGGGGTAGACGTGGCCGAGTTCAGTCCTCGCTTGGCAAAAGAGCTGGGGCAAATTGCCTCTGCGATGCCAGAGGATGACTATCATGGCGCGGAATTTGTCGCGATACGTCGCCTAGACGTGCGCGTTTCTGCTGGCCGAGGGGAGATTGTCTCGTCCGAAGATGATCTGAGCCGCTTGTCTTTCCGCGCCGATTTCTTGCGGTCTGCCGGGGCGACACCGGAACAAACGGTATCGGTGTCGGTGAAAGGCGACAGCATGGAGCCGCTAATACCTGACGGCGCGACGATTCTGGTCAACCGCGGCGCCACATCTATCATCAACGGGAAGGTTTATGCTTTCCGTCGGGACGGTGATCTTCTGGTCAAGCGTCTGTACAAGGGCAATGGAGGTTTCATTGCGCGGTCGGAGAACCCTGCTGGCGGCTACCAGGACATGCACCTAAGTTTCGATGATTCAGAGATAGAAATCATCGGCCGTGCGTTCTGGATGGGGTGTCGCCTGTGACTGCTGGGATAAGTGCCGTTGTGACTGGAGAAGCAAAGGATTTGGTTGACTTGACCCGTCAAGCCACCGAATTCCCGATCGTCATAGCGTTCCCCAAGTCGACCTCCATAGCGTATCCGACCGCAGTGGCGACAGCGAAGGCTGCGGCCAACTACATTGAAGTTATGGATGGGGCTAAGCTATCCGTCCACCTTGCTGCCTTCACCGCGACCAAACACCAGTTTTCGTTAGCTCAATCTCTTTGCCGTCTGATCATGGGGCTGAGAGGCGTGCAGATCTACGTCAAGGGTATCCACCAGTCAAACAATAACTGGCGATTTATTGAGGTACTGGAGTGCTTTCTGACCTCTTTGACGGCAGAAGATTGGCGCGCCCACTGTCAAATAGTCGTAGACGACCCGTTCACGGCTGGCGGCCAGGGCCCAGGCGGTCCATATTTATTGCCGTGCCACTACATGTATAAGTGGGGAACCCAAGGCTATGGCCTGTCTCGGTCACACCCGTCCACGATGCCCCAACAAATTCAGGCATCTGCCGCCCGCGTCGGATGTGACTGGTGCCCGAACTTCCATCCCGAACAGTTCCAGAAGCTGCCTTCTTAGCACTCCATCCCGATCACATAGCCCGCCAATAGCGGGCTTTTTTGTCGCCTATAGAAAAATACTAGTGGCACTATTGACAACTGATTACTAGTGCCGCTATTATTCATCCATGCGCTGCAAACCCGGCGCCGCAACAAGCCCTCGGCCTCGTATCCCAGCGAGAGGACGTAGAGCCACAAAGTCGGGTGGGCATGGGAAGCAGGACAGCAGTACCTCAGGCCTGGCCCAACCAGGCGCAGCACGTCGTTGGCGAGGACGCTAAATC